TACTTGCATTTAAGTGTGTAGAGCATGTTGAAACAAAGAGCCGTAAACGCACTCGCCCAATCAATAACTACGCAGTAACAGACGATGCAATTACTCGACTGAGAAGTCAGTTTGAAAAAGAGCGATTGGCTAATCTCCCACTCTTCCCAAAAGCAAAGAAGGTTGAAGCAAAGAAACCTAGGAAAGTGCTGGATGATTTTATGTGTGGATTGTCATTTGTCGATAAGGCCAACGTCTCAGGCATGGGGAATCCGATGTTGATGAAGTTTGATTCTTTATTGAGTGGGGTGAGAGCGTGAAAACCAAGTCAACAAAAATGGAACTGGTTAAGTTTGAAAGAAACGAAAACCTATTTCTTAAGGAATATAACGTTACTCACAATAGTGAGACTACAAAATTAGAGCAGAAAATATCTATTGCCAGAGATAACTTTGGAAAGTTTGAGGTAGATATTGAAATGGATGGATTCCCTCGTATTAGTGATGAAACCGAAGCACTACTCAAATACGGAGAGTGGCTAGAGCGACTAGGTATTGCCATTAAACGTGAAGCTAAACGTGCGGTAAAGCGAGGCGTTCAATGAACTGCTAATCATGTAATAGACAGCTAACAGATGAAGAAATTTACGTGTGTAGCAAGTGTGCTGATGAATACGCCCATCTGGAAGTGATGGATAAAATTAAAGGAGAGGGAGATGGCGAACTTACGCAAAGAAGCTCGAGGTCGTGAATGCCAAATTAGAATACCGGGAGTATGTAATGGTAATTCTGAAACTGTCGTCTTAGCTCATTATCGAATGTCTGGCATTTGCGGTACTGGAATAAAACCTAATGATATTTTTGGCGCTTGGGCGTGTGGTGCTTGTCACGATGAATCAGATAGACGCACTCATTATGTTGATGCTGAATACGCAAAGCAATGTCATTTAGAAGGTGTTATTCGCACTCAGGACATTCTCATCAAGGAGGGTAAGATTAAGGTATGAACGAGTATCACTTAAAATTGCCGTGGCCACCGAGCAATAATACGTACTGGAGGCATTGCAGGGGACGGCACTATATATCAACCAAGGGCACCAAATACCGAAAGCAAGTAACAGATTACATCAAGCAACATAACCTAGACATCAAAACCACTTCCCGCATCAAAATAGTCATCACAGCAAATCCCCCAGATAAACGACAAAGAGACCTCGATAACTTGCCTAAAGCCGTTTTCGATTCGTTAACTCACGCCGAATTTTGGGGAGATGATAGCCAGATTGATGATATGCGGATCCGTCGAGGTGAAAAGGTTACTCATGGCTCATTAGATATCACGATATGGGAGATAGATGATGTTCACTGACATAGACGCAGCTATTGAAGAATGCAGGTTTAGAGTATTAACAGAACGCACAGGGAGTAAGCCAAAACGTTATCTATCTGTCATTCAGCTTAACAATGGCTTTATGAGGATAGTTGAAACAACCCAAGCCAAAAGTTTAGGTTATCGCATCATGTACTCAGTCGGTTGCGATAGATATCACACAGTATTACCGGAGGCGAAATGAATCTAGAAAGTGCTGTTAAATATCACTTCGCTAAAACTACTTCGATATCAGATGCGCCCAGCTCGACATCGCCAGATAGATTAACCGGCACTGATGTCATGGGTGCTTTTGGCATGTGTCAGAGTAAAGAGTCATTCGGCTATTCAGCATTCTTGGGGAAGATGGGAATAAGCCGAAATGACAGAGACAAAGCGATACAACTTTTAACTCGGCATGCATTGAATCATTGCGATAAGGTTCCAGCCTTACGCAAGCTCGATATGAATGTTAAGCGAAAGGTAATGCAAATACTCGCAAAATTCGCTTATGCAGATTATTGCAGATCGGCATCAAGTGTTACTGAGTGCGTAAAGTGCAATGGATCAGGCTTTAAGATAAAGGCGGTTAAGGTTAAAAAAGTCTTTGGTAAAGAAGTTCGCATTATTGATGACACTGAGTCATGCGCTTGCGATAAATGTAATGGTAAAGGCTATGTTTCTTGTGCGTGCAATGACTGCAAAGGGCGTGGTATGGCAATAGACAAGGAAACGCTAAGGTTAACTGGTGAGGCTGTCAGTATGCCTTGTAAGCGTTGCTCTGGTCGTGGTTATGAGAGAATACCTACATCAAAGGCTTTTCAATCCGTATCTCATTTAGGAGTTACGATTGATCAATGGAAGCGTTCAGTTAGTAAATTTTATGAGTCATTGGCGGTTGAGTGTGAAAAAGGAGAAAGTAACGCAGATTACATACTAAAAAAGGTAACAAATTAAAAACGAATACTTCTAACGAATGAATTGACTTTTGCACTTTTCTGTGTAAATATCGTTCTAACGATGGGTTATTGCCATTTCGTTAACGTTAAAAGAATTCAAGACCTCGCTTCGGCGGGGTTTTTTGTTATCTGGAGTTTATATGTTTGATGAATTCGACGGCTTCGATGAGCATCCTGACTTTTAATTCCCCCGAAGTCGAGGGTGTTACCTTCATTGATGAGGGTGGCATAGTTTAAGTTATTGATATTGTTACGTTATGTGAATTCCCATAACGCTATTTAAACCTGTAAATAATCCTTACAAGTTCACATAACGCATGTGCCACGTGTACATTGCGCGCACGGATTCGCTATGCGAGTCCAGCTCACATGTTCGGTTATTCCGAACAACTCATTCAGAAGATCGCTTAGGCGGTCTTTTTTCGTATATGCACCAGTAGCTCAATGGTAGAGCACTCGACTCATAATCGATGGGTTATCGGTTCGAATCCGTTCTAGGTGCACCAAATATGCCGACCGCAGAGCAATTACCCTCGTTATCACATTCACTAAAAATCTGTGAGTCGGCGTTCTATTAACTAATTCCTCCAAATAGGGGGTGAGTATGCAAAATATGAAAGAAACCCCTGAATTTTGGGATCAGGTATTTAGTTATCTATCTCAATATAAAGAGCAAGGAATGTTTGCTGGTTTGGCTGGAACTGTCGCTATATTGAGAGGGATGTATAACGGAGGTGGGTGGAAGAAGACGCTTTTAGATGGATTCTTATGCGCCTTCTTAGGTTGGTTCGCTAAAGACCTACTCTCTCTTCTTGGTATGAACCCAGACTTAGCTTATTTCACCAGTGTGATGATTGGTTATTGGGGTGTAGAGAAGGTAAGCAATATGATTAAAAATAAAGTGGGGGTGAAAAGTGAGTAAGTTTAGATTAAGCAGACGCAGTGAAGAAAACCTCCGTGGCGTTCATCCTGATTTGGTTAAAGTAGTACATCGAGCATTAGAGATTACCGATATTGATTTTATGGTGATTGAAGGTAAGCGCAATGAAGCCCGTCAACGACAATTAGTTGCAAGTGGCAAAAGCCAAACGATGAATAGTCGTCACTTAACTGGTCACGCTGTTGATTGTGCTCCGCTGGTAAATAATCAGATCCCTTGGAACGATTGGTCATACTTTAAAAAAGTAGCTGATGCCATGATGCAAGCGGCGAAAGAGTTAAGCGTCGATATCGAATGGGGCGGTAACTGGAAAACATTTAAAGATGGCCCTCACTTCCAATTAACTCATAAGACATATCCAGCATGAGCACGCTAACTAAAGTATTAGCTGGACTGCTGGCAATATCTGCATTCTGGCTATGGTGGGTAATAGATGATTACGACAAACTGAGCAAAGATTACAACACAGCAACCAATCAGCTATCTCGCCAGCAAGCAATCACAGAAAACGCCAACCGAACATTCAGGATTATCAACAATGTCTCATCACTTAATAGCGAAGAGCGGAATAGGTCAGCCGTGGATTCTGAAAAAGTTAAAACGGTTATCAAAACTGTTCTTGTCAATAATGATTGCGCCAATACTGCTATTCCTAGTGACGCTCTTATCAGGATGCACGACTATTCAGAAAGAATACGTGCCAGTGGAACACATAGCGATACCGGCACACCTAACCGCTGATTGTCTATTGCCCTATATACCAGAGCAGATGACATGGGGAGAATCGTTAATGTTAAACATCTCCCTTTTATCGGTTATTGAGCAATGTAATTCAGATAAGAAAGCTATCCGCGATATCGAGTCAGCTAGAAGTAATTTAAATCTACATTAGAACGGAGTGTTTAAAATGAGTAAGGCAACACAGTCAAAAAATAGCAGTGAATTGTGGAATTGGTTTGGATTGTCTTATGCATCATTTCTAGTCATGCCAAGAGTTCTCATGCATGAAATGCCTACTGAATGGCAAGATAAAATGGCGGCTTTATTGTATGAATATGATGAAACATTCGACACGTCATCTGTTTGCCATTCAGTAGTAGTGAGTGCAAAAGACAAAAATAATAGGTTTATGAAGATGCCAGGTTACATCCTGAATTATCGTCGGCCAGATCATGAAGAGATTGATAAACTCAAAATTTAGCCAACAAGAAAGCAATACGGGAAATTGAA